TTATAAATAAGTTTTGATTTTTCTAGGAATTACATTAACATACATACCAGTATTAAATGGTCTGAATCCTTTATTATCATAATTAACAGGATCATAAATGTCCATAGGAGCCATAGTAGCTTTATTTATTTCATGATTATTGAAAATCTCACGATTCTGTTTATCATCCAATATAAAATTATATGTTTTAAAAATATGTAGTAGTATTAAGCGCATTTCTAATTGAGAGAAGTTTTTACCTATACAATCTCTTGGACCATAAAGAAATGGAGAAAATCTCTTACTTGATGGATTGAAAAAAGCGTAGCCTTCATTGTCCCATATTTCATTATCCTCAAATTCTCTCACAGGATTAAAATCTTCTGCATCATCTCCCCATAGCTCCTTGTTTAAATGACGAGAATAGTTAAAGATTTGTACAAAAGTACCTTTTGGGACATTTACCATACCATCTTTACCTTTTATTACATCGTCTTCAATTAATACTCTAAAACTACCATTTGGTACTGCGGTATGTAATCTAAGTGTTTCCATAATACATCTTGTCATAAAAGGTAATCTACGAAAATCACTAGTAGTAATTTTTTTATCACCTTGTTCATTCCAGAATGTGTCTACTTCTCGCTGTAATTTTCTTTGCCAAGTCTGATTTTTACATAATTCAAAAATTAACCATGTTAATGTATGTCCAGTAGTATCATGACCGGCAAAAGAAAAAATTAGTGCATTGCCATATGCTTCTGTATCTGTTTCTGGATTTCTCTCATTAAATGATTCAGATAAAGGACCATTAGACTTTTTTATCTCTTCTAATAATTCAAATGCATATTTTCTAGCATACCCTTGACCTTTACCACCAAATGCATCTCTTATATTTTTGTTTGTTTTCTCTTGAAAATTATTAGATAAACCAAACATAGCTAATTGTAATTGAGCCAACGTTTCATTTAAAAAAAATTCAGACATATTGACTTTATCTTTACCGTTATTAGACATTAACCATAATAATTTACTACATTGTTGAGCTCTTTTTTGAGAGACATGTAAAATACTATTTAATTCAATAGGAGAAAAAGAGTTTACATACTCTAGTCTTTGATTTCTCCAATGTTTATTATCTGTAGTTGAAATTAATGAGTCATGTAGTAGTAATTTAAAATTAGGCATTTTTTCAATATGTTTTTGTGCTAATCTCTCACAATCATCTGGATCACTAACTAAAATCATATCTGTTAAGGTTAAACTAGTTATATCAAGATAAGGTAATACAATATTACTAGAAAGACTTTTACCATACAAATTTTGAAAATTCTTATATAAGATATGATCTTTACCAATCTTAGATTGTTTTTCAACTACATTTAAAGTATTAAAATAATCACGTTCAATATTTTTTACTGGACCATAAAATTTATCATATAAATCTCTGTTAATCTTTTTCTTATAACTTGAAATTATATCTTTATGAAATAAAGACATTTTTGTAGTGTCTTTTTCTGTAAATAAATCTCTATATTTTTCCATATAATATATACTACTAAAATAATATATATCATATTACCTATCTGAGTGATGTTCCTTATCAATCATTTTATGTTTTTTATTATCTTTATTTAACTTGAAATAATCATAATAGTGATAAGCACAACCAGAAGCTTTTAGAAAAAAAACATAATCATCACATGTTTTTACATGCTCAGTTTTATAACCTTGCAAGCATTTTTGATATAAAGTTGCGTATACACTACATAAGGCTTTTGTTCCAGACATATTGGTATAATAACAAAAATATTATTTAAGTTGGTATTACTAATATTGAATGAGAATTTGAACAAAAAAACCTTAAACTTATTTTAAAATAGCATAGACATAGTATTGGAATATTATATATAAATGATTATACGAGTACCATCTAATGAATTTACTAATCGTATGAATACTAATAGAGATAACTCTAATAATTTAACCACTGTAAGTAAAAAAAGTTATTGTGATCATGTATGTGAAGCTATACCACTTGTATGTAAAAATTTTAAAATGAAAATGTTAGACCATCTTCTTCTTGGTGGTGAACATACGACAAAGGTTTCGGATGGATTCAATTCACCAGCACTGATGAATGAAAATGCTACTCCGGAGGAAAAAAAAGAAATTGTTTTGGCATCACCATCATTTGGTATGTTTAGTTTATTTAAATATCATTTAAAATATGGATATCTTAATAAAGAATTAAAAAAAACTAATAAAGTATATTGTTCACATATATTCTCTCTTGTTATGGCTTTACCTATTTTGGTATTTATGGGACAATGGCTTTTATATGGTGCGCTAATTTCACATGAAGTTAATGTATATAATGGTACTATATGCAGTAATGAAAGCAATATAGAAAATAAAATGATGATTAGTGGTATTTGTATTATTTATTTTGTGAGAAGTTTTTTTTTGTGGGATAATATAACTAATAGTATTAGTCTTAGAAAAATGAATAAAGTTAATAGTTATACTTCAATTATTGATACATTTCAAGAATTTGCTTTTACATTAGTTGTTTATGGTGCAAACATTTGGGTTGTTTTTATTGAAAATGATATTCAAAATATGATTTTGAACTCTCTAGCTATGGAATTTTTAATGATTCTTGATAATGAATTTGAAGGATTATATTTTCAATACATGCCTGGATCTGCTGAAGATATATATGATAATATTTTTGTTTCATATACTGAAAATAAATTGCTTCTAGAAGATCGTAGAAGAGAAGATAAATGTTTTAGATATTTCAGTTATGTAATGTTTGTCCCTTACAAACTGCTTGTTCTCTCTATATTCTTATTTCCTGTATTCTGTTTCTTTATGATCTTAGCTGGTCCACTTTGTAAATAAAGTTTATTTTATATAAAAAATTGAAAGTTGTAGTAATTTATAATAATTTTACAACTACAATGATGCCTGCTCTGAGAAGATCTACACGTAATCGTCGCGAACCATCTAGATATGGTGAATGGGAACAACAGCTTTGGAAAAATGATTTGAATTATATCATTGAAGCCATTGAAATACTAGAAAATGTTGTTATTAAAATTGAAGATCCAATTGATAAGCATATTAGTCATTATAATAATCAAGGAATATCTGTAAAGAAAACTGGAAAAAATTCACTAGTATTTATTGATGAGAAGATTTTTGAAAAGACTATTAGTGATAATGAATTTAAAATTGCTTTAATAAATGCTAATGGTAACCAAGAGAAATGGATTGAAATAGTAGAAAAGGGAATTAAACAATGGAAAGAACAATATGTTGATCTTACGGTTTAAATATAACGTTTATAAAAAAAATATTTTTTTAATTCTATAGTATAGATGTTTCTTTATAGAACAAATCAATACAATAATAAAAACAATATTTACGTAAATATAATTCGTGAATGCTATATTGAGGTACTAGGTAGAGAGCCTGATCCTAGTGGATTAAATACATATACTAGACAACTTAAGAGAGGTTGGTCTATAATTGATATCAAAATGGATTTATATAACAGTCCTGAAGGTAAAATGGTACTTATGAAAAAAACAGAGTCTCAATCTAAACGACAAGTTAAACCACAATCTAAACCACAAGTTAAGTCACAATCTAAACCACAAGTTAAGCCACAAGTTAAACCTGAATTAAAAGCTAATAAAGAAGTATTTTATGAATCTGTTGAAACTAATAAACTAAGTGATTTAGAATTTTTTAATATATTGGAAAAAAATGTAAAAACTACATGGAATAAAGACAATAATAATACTATTGATAATAGTAATAAAGAGGTTAAATCTTATAAAATCACAAAAGGTTTTATTAATCAATATAACTCAATTAGTATTAAAATTTTATACTGTGTGAAAAAATCAACTTACAATAAATTTTACATAGAAGAAACAAATGAAGAAGATTGTATAAAAATTTATATAATGTCCAAAAATAAAAAGTTATACTTAAAAGTTAGTGATACTAATCTTACTGATAATAGTATTAAAGGATTGAATTTAATACAAGAAAACTTTATTAACAATAATATTGCAGCAACTATTTTTAAAAAACAATGCTGTGAAGATAGTGATAAATTTTACTTGTTAATTAAAAGTGGTATATACATAAATGAAAAACTGCTACATGATAATACAGTTAATAAGTATTTTGTTATTGATAATCAATCTAATACATGTAAACTATTAAATAATTTAGAATTTAATCAATCTAGTAATAATATAGTGAAGTTTTGGATATAATTATTTTATATTTGAATACTGTATAATGCCAAGAATAAGAACTATGGGTGCGGGTTTAGGCGGATCTACCGCTAATAACGTAAATGTGAATGCTAATACTGGTGGTGGGAATAAAAAACAAGGTTTAAGTACTACTACTAACAAAAGAGTACAGTTTGTTTCTAATGCTATTAAGAACCGTTCTTACGGTGAAAACAGAAATGTAATTTTTTGTATGAATCAATTGGGAGGTATAGGAGCTGTTAGTGGAGGTAACGGATCTCGTATGTTTGGTACTACATCTGATGGAGTAAAAGATTGTATTACTGGTCCTTATGGCTGTGAACAAGTAGTTAGAGAAGCTTACTTGGAAGCTTATGGAAGAGAACCTGATAAATCAGGATTGAGAACATATTGTATTGCTATGACTAAACGTAATTGGAGCAAAGCTGATATAGTTGCTGATCTTACTAAAAATGAAGATTCACTTGCTCCAATTATGCATCATTAGCAGGAAATTACTTGATGTATATATATGATGGTGATGGAACTCTTCTGGTTGACCGATCAGTCAAGATTGACAGTTTAGGTAATATTATTGATAGTCCACAATGGTAAAATTACTGTAAATAATGCAACTGCACCGTTGGGGAACGACTCGTTATCCTTGGTAATGGCTCAATATGGTGTCACTAATGCTGTGGGTGACAAATATAAATACCAACCCGGTGAGTGGGTGGGGCTTCCCTAAAATTGTCTCTTGTGACTTATACTTCGTTCAAGATGAACAAATCTATGTTTTGTTTTACAAAGATAGTGATAAAGATGGGGTTGATGACTTTAATGACGAGTTCCCTAATGATCCTACTAGACAATAATGATCCAGATTTACAATATATCTAAATATGAATTCAAAATAAATTACACTACATAAGTTATTTTGACACCATTATAATTTAATTTATTATATCTACATAAATTATAATGCCTAGAACAAGAATGATGGGTGCTGGTTTAGCGGGATCATCCGCTTACCGATCACGAACACATGGTGACCAAGGCGGAGGTAATAAGTTACAAGGTTTACCTCCCACTACAAACAAAAA